TTGCTGAGCCTTCGTTTTTGACAGGTGCTGCTGAAAAGCCTGATAGTTTTGTTTCTTCTTCGAATGAACGTTCTGAAGTCTCTGTTTCGTAGATTTCTTTATGTTCTTCGCCGTAACGTTTATACTCGAGACCGAACAAAGCGTTAAGTCCTGGGAGTAGCTCTTTAAGGAGCTGTGCGCGTGAAATAGCCATGTGTTATTCTCCTTATACGCCGGTTGAGTTATTGTACTGATGCATTGTCGCATTTATTTTAACAATGACTTCTGGGAAGTTATCAGCAGCTGTTGCAGTATCTCTAACCACATCAATAATGCGAATAGGTAGAGAGCTAGATGTTCCAGTTGAATCTAAAATTGCCACTTGTGAATTACCAGTAGTTGTTGAACCTGCGTTCTGAACCAACGTAGCATTATTACCAATAGCACTAATGCCAACACCAGTAATAACAGTTGTACCAGAAACTACTGCAACTTGGAATAATGTGTCAGGATCATCTGCAACTACCGCAAATATCTTAGTTCCTGTAGCAATTGCTTGGGAAGCTGGATAAAATTGTTGTTGTTGTACTTGACCAGTTGAAGCATTAGTGAAACTAACACCTAAAAATATACCGTTAGGTGTAGCTGTAGTAGTACCTGTGTCTTTTTCAATTGTTCCAGTAGCAACACGTTTTACTAAATCGCCATAGAAAATGTTTGTAGCATAGCCACTTGCGATTTCCATTAAGCGAGTTGACCCCGCAAAGACTTGACCACCAATTAAATTAACCGGTTTTAAGCCATACGGAGCGGATATGGTTGGATAAGCCATAATTTTCTCCTTTAAAAATTTATATTATTTACCTTTACCAAATGATGTTGTAGATTTCTTCTCTGAGAAAAGAGGCATACGAGCATCATTCTGTTTCATAAAGCTGTTGTCAACTGCGTCGGCTTGTTGTTTTGTTACTTTTTCATAGTGAGCCTTACGTTGTGCAACAAACTCTTCAGGGATCTTGCATAATAATAGTCCACCAATCTCAACTCCGTCTTTAAACCGAGCATTTTGGTCAACCATTATTTTCATTTCAGGGTGGTCCGCTAATTTAACGGGTTCCCATCCTTCACGCATCTTGGCAGAAACATTTAGATTATCAGCATCGTTAAGAAGACTAGTACGAATCCATCGATAAGCCCAACCAGGTACCTTTTTAAATTCAGGTAGTAATGATGCAGGTTTCCAGCTATCCGGTCTTTGAAATTCTTCTCTTGTTTCTATTTCACGATCTTTTCTGTTTGTATTATCCATTTGCATTCTCCAATTTTAAAGTTTCTCTTGCATATTGTTCCGGTGTTATACCAAATTTCTTGGCTAACGCTACTTGTGTCTTCGTCAATCGTACTTTTTTAGGCGCGGTACTACGCGTTGCCGGAGCAACTACAGTCGAAGGTTTTGTGCGCTGGGCGGGTTGGTCCTCGTCTAGCGTTGCATCCCCAAAGTGTTCTGGGAATCGTTTCTGCATCGTACTATCAATACGACGATAATATTCGTCAGATGTGGGATCTATACCACTTCTAACTAATTTTTCATGTGCCCCTAAAGCAAGACTTGTCATTTCTTCGTCTTTACCAAACCAGTCATTCTTTTCTTGCCAATTTAAAGCTCTTGAATCTGGTTTTGGAACTTGAGGCCTAGTTTCCTGTATATATACATCTTTTTCAGGTTCTTGTAAAGTGTTTTTATATTGAGGCTTATATTGTTGCATCTGAGACAAACGCATTTGAGTATCATTCATCTTAGATTGAGCTTCAATAATCTTATCAGTATCACCAGAATCATAAGCTTCACGATAGTCTCGTTTAGCAATAGATAACTGATGTTCTAATGAATTACTTACAGCTTTAATATACTCTTCTTCACCAGAACTTAAAGTTGTTTTTAACTTTTTATTCTCATCAGAAATTTGTTTTGCATATTTAATTGCTTCTTCACGTTCGCGATCAGCAGATTCTTTAGCACGTCTTTCGTCATGCCAAACTTTTTTAAGCTGTGCCATACGTTGTTTAACACGTTCAGAATAATCTTCTAAATTGTCATTTTCTAATTCGTCTACTTTTTCTTTAGGTAAGGGTTCTTTACCTCTATCAGCGGCGGGAATATCATCGTCTGTAATTTCAAGATCAATGTCCTCTGCTTGTGTTTCTATGGAAACTTCTTTTTCATCAGGCAATTTATTTCCTGAAACTTCTATGTCGTCTGGATACTCAAAAACAATATCTCCATCTTTTACGTCAGCCATATATTACTCCTTATGCGCGAGTATAGCCGCGAGGATCTGCAACAACCCCCTCAACTGTATCGTCGTTTATGATGCGGAATTCTCTTCCGTGAATTTTAAATCTAGTCCCCGCGTATGCGCGTGTTAAAACAAAATCACCTTCTTTACACCATGGACCTGTAGGAAATCTAACTTCATCTTTATAAGCTAGGTCACCTACTTTTACTACAAACAAGACTACAGTTGAGTGTTCTTCTATAGTTCTAGTTGAATCTGCTTTTACAATACCGCCTTGATAAGTTTCTGCGGCGTCAGGAATTGCGCAAAGTATTTTGTATCCTTTAGGTTCTGGTAACTGTAAACCCCGTTCTTCAATCGGTATATCTTCTGCATCTACTGCATCAACTGTTGGAATAATAATTGGTCGACCACTAGCGTCAACTAAATTTTTATTCATTGTGAGTATTTGTTCACTCATCTGAGTTCTCCATCGTATTTATAATGTCAGCAATAATACCTTGTATGGTATCGCAAGCCCGTATATATCCGACAGCAGATTGGTAATGCGCATAATCTTTCGCAGAACCTTCAGCAATTGAACCTAATACTTCTTTGCGTCTTTCAGCTATTCTACTGATTAATAGCTCAAGCGTTGGGTCTATCATTTACTACTCCTTTGGTTGTTGTTGATCCTTTATTACATTTTTGTTATCTACTTTATGTTTATGTTCCATAAGTCTGTCAACAGCATTAATTGCAGTTTGAGCTTGTCTATGACTATGTTCTTGTTTTTTAAACTCTGCATCCATACCTAAACGAGCGCCTTGTAATATTTGATCCGCTTCAAGTCTATTTTTATCTATAGTTGATTTAGATCCAACTTTAATACCTTCAAGTCTTTCATGAGATGCAAGTTTTTCTTTTTCAAGTTCAAGTTTAGCTTGATCAAGTTGAATATCTGCTTGAGTTTTTTGAGCTTTAATTTGCAAGTCTTGAGCTTTAAGTTGTAGTTCTTGTTGTTGCATTTGGACAATCGGATCTTGCTGTTGTTGTTGCGCTTGTTGCTGTTGCATTTCCGCTTGGTCTTTTTGTAAAAGTTTTTGTGCTGCAGCTGCAGTTAATCTAGACAACTCAACTTCAACATCTTCTGGTAAGTTTTCATCTGGATTAGGTAATGGAACGCCTAATTGTTCTTCAAGTTGTTTTCTGTATTCAAAAGCAATATGTTCATTAATGTGAGCTAATGCTGCTGCTTGAATCATTTGTGCTTGAGGGTTTTGACTCATCATTTGCATTAACTTAGGATCTTGCATTGCTGCCATATGAACACCTAAATGTGCTTCATGATCTTGATAGATAAATGCTTTAACTGGTTTACCATTAATAATGGCCATATTTTCTGATACAGGATCTTTTGGTTTTTGATCATCTGCTGTAGGAATAAGTTTACCTATATTTTTTACACCTAAGACTTCTAACATCTGACGATTAAGTTCAGGCAAATCATATATTTGTGGATTAGCTTGTGCCATTTGCATAACTGCTTGATATTGCACAACCTTTTGAGACATCGTTGCAGCATTAGGATCACTTACAGGAATAACTTGACAGCAATCATAATCAGACTGTTTAGCTTTTCTATCACCAATTTCTGGATCATAGCTATATTCTTCTGGTGTGTAATCGCGAATAATACCTGCTAATAGTTTAAACTCTTGTTTCATCGCATAGTGAATACGCGCTTGAACTGCTGACATTACTTTGAGAGTTCTTTCTAAAATGGCAAGTGTTGTACCTACTGGTGAGTTTGCGTTCATATCAGATACTTTCATATCCGCAGCTGAAGCAAATCTTCTACCTTCTTCAATGATTTGATTCATCAATTGATTAAGAACTTGTGAAGGTTCTTTATACGGCAACGGTAATATGTTATCGCGGATAGCACCTGATGGTACATCAACGTCTCTCCATTCACCTGGAGCAATTGGAGTATCATCACCTTTGATACGAAGTCCTCTTGACTTCATACCACCTGGTAAGTTCGATAGAGTACCTGCGTCTACAAGTTGACGTAAGATCATAGTACCTGATTTTGCGAAAGCACCTATCAAATGGATTAAGCCAAAGCAATAAAAGCCAAAGCCTGGTATGTAACCATAATGTACAAAGTGATTACGTTTTAATTGTTTTTTATCTTCAGGGTTCCAGTTACGTCTTATTGCTAAAATAGTACCTGTGCCTTTTTCAATAGTTACAATGTATGGTAACGCTATGTCATCATCTGAATCTCCATTATCAAGATCTAAATTAACGTGTATTTCTAGAATCTTGTAACGGTCATCTTCTGTTGGGTTAAAGCCCATCTTCTCAGCAATCTTTTTTTCAGCTTCATCTACATCTAGGAACGGGTCACCTAAATCTACATCTTTGTAGAAGCCTGCTACCATAAGTTTACGTAACTCATTCTTAGTTTTACGCATGACGTGAGTAACACGTTCGGCTGTTTCTAAGTTTGACGCACCGTATGGCACTACAATATCTTCTGCTGGAACATACATAGATACTTGACGTTCGAACGATGGATCGTAATAAACTTTCTTAAACGCATTACCAGCTAGGCCTAGTCCCCATAACATTCTTTCATGCTCAGGACGATACTCTGGCATACATTCAGTTAACTGATAGTTCATATCATCTTTAACTCGTTCTGCTGCTGCTTCTTTTTCTTTAGTTTGTTTACCAACAATTTGTGTTTTGACTGGACCTGCAGCTGGGAAAGTCTCCATCATAGTTTCTGCTTGGAACTTCACTAGCGCTTCAGTCATGAGTGGATGGTACACGTTACATGCACCTGGCCATGGTTCTGTTCTGTCTTCTACTTTAAGACCTAATAATTCTAGACCATCAACATAGGTGGTTAGCCAATCTTTCCTTGAATTAACATCAGCCTCGTATTCACCAAGCAAGTCACCTGATAACTCAGTAAGTTGACCTTCATTCATTTCTTCTGCTAGGTTGACATTAAACTCATCATCAACTTCTTTTCCTGGAGTAATAGTAATCTCCATGCTGCCATCATCTAGTGTGACAGAATCTGGATTCTCAATCTCAATACTTAACGCTTCCGTTTCTGGATTTTGTGGATCTTGATCCAATCCCATCGGAGCTTGGTATATACTTTTATCTACATTATCTGCCATGTGTTTATCCTTAAACTAAATACAACTTATTCCTAGAACTTCTGAACCCTTTAATCTCATCTGCTTCATCATTAGGTAATCTAATGAACCCACCTTGCCTGAACCTCATTAACGCCATCGTAGTTGAGTCCACTTGGTCATCGTTAGCACCTGCTGGAAAGTCATTGCACTCTTCAATCAGTTCGTGCGCCCAACGTTTATCTGGAGCCCACACTATACCAGATCTAAAGAGATCTGACACGGAGTTAACGCGGCTAATCTTATCTTGACCTTTGCCCGGTGTAAATTCCCCTAGCGGAATACCCATCCTCCTCATCTCCTGATAGAGAGCGGCTCCGTTAGATTTCTTTTCTACTATGAGTGCATCTGGTTCCCAGTCCTTGTACTCACGAAGTACTAACTCTTTTAACTCCGGGAACTCTAGTCTTTCCTTAATAGCATTTAGCAGTATTATATTATAGTTATTGGTTTCTTCGTTAAAAAAGACTCCCCACGTAGTTAACGAATTATAATCGGCTCTATTATTAGCTTCTTGTGCAGCATCCAGAGACATGATGGTAAATTCGCAACTTGGTGGATCTTCTTTGTCCCATATCTGCCACCATTCGCGTTTTAATAATGCACCTTCTTCTGAGACTGGATTCTGTAAGTATTGAGCATTCCAGTACCGTACATCTAGTGAAGCTTTTTTAGATTGTAACTCTTCTAGTGGCCAGAACTCAGGCCATAGTGAAGCTTCGTTGCCGTCCTTATCTTCAATAATCGCTGGAAATTCAACGACTTCCCAATCGTCAACTCCGTCAGTCTTTATCATTTGGTTAACTATTTGGCCGGTCAAGTCTAGCTTAGACCACCTAGTCATTACAACAATAATCGCACCGCCCGGCATAAGACGTTGTATTGGGCCAGACTGAAACCACTCCCAAGCAGGCAAAAAAACATCCGATCGTCCCAACTTGGCATCTTGCTCCGAGTGTGGATCGTCAATGATAAATAAATCAGCCCCACGACCAGCGAGGGCACCACCAACACCAATAGCAAAGTATTCTCCATTATGATTTGTTCCCCATCTACTTGCAGACTTACTATCTGCTTGTAGTTCTACGTCGGGAAAAACATCTTTATAAGCATCACTACCCACAAGATTACGAACGCGTCTTCCAAAGTTAACTGCAAGGTCAGCTGTATGAGATGCCATAATAATCTTTTTGTGCGGGTACTTACCCAAAAACCAAGCCGGTGCCAAATATGAGATGAGTTCGGATTTCCCGTGTCGCGGAGCAATGTTAACAATAACTCGTTTCTTTTTGCCGTTAGCAATTTCTTCAAATATTTTAGCAAGTCTACGATGATGATTCCCTACCTTGTATCCTGGATATACATGATCAATAAATTCTAAAAATGTTTCTTGTCTTTTTTCAACCGCTTGAGTTTTTTCTAACTCATTTAATTCAGCAAGCAACTGCTGTTGTTCACGCTGAGGTAACACACCTATATTAGCTAATGCTGTATCTAAATCAGCATCCGTAATTCCTGCTATATCTATAGCCATATTAGTCTTTTGTTTCTGTTACGTTAATAGCATCAATAATTTCAAATGATGTATCGATAGCAGCAGTCTTACCAAGAATTTTAAATAGTTTATTTTTAATTTGTGCTTGTAAATCTTCTTGGCTTAAATTCTTAACTGTAATTTCTGTCTTCTCTGAGAACAAACCTACATCACTTATTTTACCTAATAGTTCTAATGCTTTTAATCTGTGTCTTGGATCTGATAATCCTGCATCTTCTATAAGTTTATTTGTAACAAACCGTCTCAACTGGACGGCTTCTTGTACAACTTGATGATCATAATCCGACAACATCATAAATAGATGCTGAACTGTAGCAGGAACTTGTAAAGCTTTAGTAATTGCTGCGTTTCCTTTAGCTTCTGATTCAGGATTTGTAAATTCTTTAAATATTTCAGCAGCTTCTTGCTTTTCTTGTGATGAAACAGGTATATCTGCACCGCCTTCTACTAACACTTTAGCTGTTGCAGCGGCAATCTTTACTTTTTTATCAAAAGTCGTAGGTTCTTCTGACTCAAAGTCGTCAGGCAGGGGTTTATTTGTTTCTGGTATGATTTTTAATGCCATAAAATGTCGCTGTTTACATCCTAGAAATTTATTTGCAGCTATTGGGGCAATATATATGAAATTATTATATTAATCAAGTGCTTTTTTGATACAATAGGTTATGAAAACTACTCTTACTTCAAAGAACCTAGAAATTCTATACAACATGGCATGTCAGCTACCACCTTTTAACAAATTTAAAATGCCCAAGTCTTCTAAAGTTAAATTTCGTGTCATTAAGAACCCTGCTATATATGGTTGCTTTGACGAGGTAGACATGGCAATTGAAATAAGCTCAGGTTCTTGTGGTCACTTCACTACTATATTCCAAACCCTCCTTCATGAAATGATTCATTTATACCTTTACGTTAAAGGTGATGATGACTTTGATCAGCACGGCGCTAAATTCATGCGTATTAAAGACGTCTACTCTGAAGTTTACAACTTTGACCCTAAAGCCATTTGAACCAGATAACCCTAGATAGCTCTGCAATAGTAAAAATAAAAGACTTGTTAGTCGTAGAAGATGTCATAGGACTTAAACTACGAATCTATGTATCTGGTGGTGGTTGTTCTGGTTTCCAATATGGTTTTACTTTCGATGATACCCAAAATGAAGATGACTTTGTAGTAGACCAAGATGAAGTGTCTTTACTTGTAGATGCTCATAGCATGCAATACCTAACCGGGTCTGTTATAAGTTATAACACTTCTTTAATGACTTCAGGTTTTGAAATAAAAAATCCCACAGCTACTAGCACGTGTGGGTGTGGTTCCTCCTTCTCCGCTTAACCCGTTTTTTTAAATTTTTTATAAAAATTTTTTTGAATGACCCTTTTCTTTTGATAGGGGGTGGGTTTCTATTTTTAAAAATTATCATATCGTTTGTGCAAGTCTCACTGCATACAGCGGAATGGGACTCCTATTTAAAAAATGGGTCATGGGGGTGGCGTGGGGTGTTTTAGTTGACATTGTCAACAGTTATGCTATAATTAGCGTGTTGACGTTAGAAAAGCGTTAACTTCTTTTAACTTTATAGGACTATATATCATGAAAAATACTAAAACATTATCAGCAAGTAAGCGTGTTATTACTAAAGCAAGCGAAGTGGAAATAGTTTTATCTGATGTCACAAAATCATCATTGAATGAGATTGTGACAAGCGCGATCAATGCTTATGACGCGGGCATTAAAAAAGCGGAAGCAATTTATTCAACGGCCGAAAGCCTAGCAAGTGCGCTAGGGACTGAGCCAACGTATGAGGACTGGACGGCTCAGTTTAACTACGTTGAGCGCGAGATCGTGGCGCGCCGTAAAATCAGCGTTGAATCAGCTCAAAATCTTTTAACCGAAGTTAGAAAAACAATGCTATCCGCGTTTAACTTAGATAAGCCACGCGCGAAAAGTAGAACCGCCGAAGCGAACGCGAAAGCCCGCGCCGAGTTTGCGGACGCGCCCGTTGCTAAACTTCAAGCGGAAAAGATAACCCTTGCTAAAAACGGGGACGCGCAGAGTTTGAAGCGTGCCTTGAAAATTCAAGCTGAGATTGAAAAGCGCGCTAAGTTGGAAGCAAGTGCCAACGCGAAAGCGGAAAGCAAGGGCATAACTAAACTTAGAAAAAC